CGATACATTGATCCTAGAAAAATTAAAAAGATTAAGGAAGTAAGAAAGAAAAAAGTAGGTAGCAAAGAAGATGCTCTTGCTACTGTCACAGAAGTAGCAAACGAATTTTATATGTACAGCGAGAAGGGTTTTGTTGGTCCTTCAGCTACAAGTAATCAGACTGCTGGTCTTAGAATTGCTAAGGATAGTATCCTTCATGTTACTTCTGGTCTTGTTGATAGTAAGTCAACAATGGTTCTTTCTTATCTTCACAAGGCAATCAAGCCTCTCAACCAATTAAAATCTATTGAAGATGCGTCTGTAATTTACAGACTATCAAGAGCTCCAGAACGTAGAATTTTCTACATTGATGTTGGTAACCTTCCAAAGATGAAGGCTGAACAATATCTCAAAGACATGATGACTCGTCATAAGAATAAACTTGTGTATGACATGCACACAGGGGAGATTAGAGACGACCGTAAGTTTATGACTATGCTGGAAGATTTTTGGCTACCTCGTCGTGAAGGTGGACGTGGTACAGAAATTACCACCTTGCCCGGTGGACAGAATCTTGGTGAGATCGAAGACATTAAGTATTTCCAAGATAAACTGTTTAGATCATTGAATGTTCCTATTTCAAGAATGCAGCCAGACCAAGCTTTCAATCTAGGTCGTTCATCAGAGATATCAAGAGACGAAGTCAAGTTTGCTAAATTCATTGATAGATTGCGTGTTCGTTTCAGCGGGTTGTTTACAAAAGCTCTCGAAAAGCAATTGATTCTAAAAGGGATCATCACTGCTGATGACTGGAAGATAATTAGCACAAAAATCAAATATGATTTTGCTAGAGACAACTTCTTCTCTGAATTGAAAGACATTGAAGTGCAAAAAGAGCGTATGGCCGTTCTTGATCAAATTACTCCATATGTTGGAACCTATTATTCAAAAGAATGGGTAAAGAGACACGTCTTAAAACAATCAGACGAGGAAATGGAGAAGATGGCTGAAGAAAATGCAGCAGATGAAGAACTTGCAGCTCAAACTCAACAGGCACAACAACAAGCAGACATTGAAATCCAAAATCAACAATTACAGCAGCAACAGGCTCAAGCAGATTTAGAAGCAAAGCAAGCACAGACTGATTTGACAAAAGCACAAGCAAAACAAGCTGCAAAACCTCAGCTTGTTCGACCAAATGCTAAATAGTTAATTAATAAATAATTTGGAGATAACTCATGGAAGATACACAAGAAGTTCAACCTATTACTACGCGTGATATGCTTAATCAAGCCTTGGAAGGAAATCCTACCAATATGGCCAGCATTTTTAACGATTTAGTTATGGGGAAGATTGCTGGTGCAGTGGCTGATAGAAAAAGTCAGCTAGCTCAAACAATGTTTGCTGATGACCAAGAAGATGAAGAGGATTTTGATGATGAGGAATCAGACGAAGAATTAGAACAACAAGAAGACGAGGCCGAAGATGAAGACACTGAATCAGATGCTTGATGGTTATAAACCAAAAGCAGGTGACGAGCAAAAGTTTAAAGACAAACACGTTGTTGTCAAAAGTAAACTATCAAAGCCCACCGAGGACGATCAAGTATTCAACGCAACAAACGTGAAAACCATTAAACGTGAACCTCATCACGGCTACGATCAAGGTAAGGATGAAGAAGTATACGAGGCTGCTGAACAGACTCCTCCTTTTGTACCTTCAAAGTCTACTTTCAAAAAAGCAAAGAATCCTAATAGAACACCAATGGATTCTGTCAAAGCTTTGGCTCAGAAAGGTATGAAAACAAAGACTAATGAAGAAGTTGTGGCAGAGGAGAGAAGTGAAGAAGCATATAGTCATTATAAAAAGCATGTTCTTCCTATTTACAAAAAACATGGATTATCACCAGAATTTGCTAAAGCTGTTAATAATCATGTAGCAAAACATGGTAGTTGGCAAGTTTATAATCATCATGGAGATGCTGATGGCCGAGATCCACATTGGTTTGATAGTGAAAAACAAAAGGTGAAACCTATTAGAAAAAAAAGCGGTTATGAAGTATCTGAAGAAGTTGTGGCGGAAGAAGTTGAACAGATTGATGAAAAGCTAACAGCTTCAGATTCTACTTCTACATGGATCCACGATTTTGTTCATTCAAAGAACAAAAAGTTTGCTGGCAAGTCAAAAGAAGAAAGAATCAAGATGGCTCTTGGTGCAAAATATGCAAAAGAAGATTTTGATTTTTCTGAAGAGGAGTTGGTTCTGTTAGAATCATCTGACGGAGCAAAGAATCTTTACACACAGAACCACAAAGATTCTTTAGCTATGCTCAAGCAAGTTGGGGAAGCTATTAAGCAACATAAAACTAATGCTATGATGGGTAATACGCATTATGGTCATGTTGGCACAATGAAAAATATTAAACGTCAGCTTGAAGATTTACACCAACAAATTACCCAAGAGAATGAATATGCAAGACCAATGAAAGTGATGGAAGAGGTTGAAGAGCAGCAACAAGCTCCGTTGTTCCAACGTGTAACCTCTTTGAGTAAACTTCTTGAGACTTCATACAAAAAACAACCAGTGGGTGTAAAGATTCATTACACTCATCCAGAAAAGAAAGCTACTTGGGCTCAACACTTCTCAGCCAGCGATGCTGCTAGTGGTGAAAAAGAAATGGCGGCTCAAGGATACAAAGTTAAAAAGCGCGAGCTTATTTACGGAAAGGCAGGTGCGTAATGGCAGATCCAGTAAAATATCTTTCTGCTGAACTAGCCCTTTCAACTGTAACCGCAAACACAGTTAGTACAGCATCATTAGTTCGTTTGTTTAACACAGACACTGCTAATTCTGTTTTGGTGACATTAAAGAATAGTGGGGGAACCACTTTGGCTTCCTTCACATTAGGGCATAGTGGAACAGGTCTATGTACTGTCGATGTTATCAAGCAACCAACTGATACATTGACTATCACAGGAACATTAGCTGCTTCTGGTTGCAAAGCAGTTTCAATAGGATACTACTAATATGAAACTCTTCTGCGAGCTATCAGAAAATGTTCAATACCTTGTTGAACAAAAAGAAGGCAAAAAAGAATTCTACATTCAAGGTGTTTTCATGGAAATGGAAACAAAAAATAGAAACAACCGTGTGTACAAAGCTGAGTACACTATTCCTGTTGTTGAAAAATACATTCAGGAACACGTTAAGAATAACAGAGCCTATGGCGAGCTTGGACATCCACAAGGACCAGCAATCAACTTAGATCGTGTTTCACATATGATCAAAGAGTTAAAGGTTGACGGTAATCAAATTGTGGGCAAAGCTAAGATCATGGAAACTCCTATGGGAAACATTGTAAGAAATTTGATTCAAGAGGGTGCTGGTTTAGGAGTATCTTCAAGAGGAATGGGTTCTCTTGTTGAAAGAAATGGTGTCATGGAAGTCCAAAACGACTTCCATCTAGCAACAGCAGGCGATATCGTTGCTGATCCATCAGCTCCAAACGCATTCGTACAGGGAATTATGGAGGGTGTTGAGTGGGTATGGGATAATGGTCTTTTGAAGCAAAGAGAGATTGAGGATTACAAAAAAGCTATTAATTCCTCTGTAAGACAAGGCACTTTAGAAACAGATAAATTTGCAATCTTCGAAAGCTTCATTAACTCGCTCTCTAAAAAGTAAATTTACTAAATAATAATTATCATAAGGAGATTTTTATGACTCAAAAAACCAAACTTAAAAAGTTTGATGAGCTTCAGGAAAGAGTAGAGACTGGTGGCGGTGCCACTGGCAAAGCTCAGGGTCCAGAGCCAACAAACAAAAAAGCAGCTGCACCTGGTAATTCAAAAACCCAGGGCGATCTAGCAACCAAAAAACTAGAGGGTGATATGGAAGAAACAAGTCCAGAAAACAACACTAAACCTACTGGTGATATGTCTGCCAAGAACAAAGCAACTATAGCTATGAAAGAAGATATTGCTGCTATGTTCGAGGGTCAGGAATTGACCGAAGAGTTTAAAGAAAAAGCAACTGTTATTTTTGAAACAGCTGTTAATGTACGTGTTGAAGAAGAGAAGGCTGCATTGATTGAGCAGTACGACCAATCTTTTGAGCAAGCCAAAGAAGAAATCCAACAAGAGATTTCTGAAAAGCTAGACGAATATCTAGATTACGTTGTTGAGCAATGGATGGAAGCAAATGAAGTTGCTGTAGAAAATTCATTGCGTGCTGAAATTGCCGAGGAATTCATTAGTGGTCTAAAAACCCTATTTGTTGAGCACAACATTGATATTCCTGACGAGAAGGTTGACGTAGTTGAAGAATTGGCTGCTGAAGTTGAAGAACTCAAAGCCAAACTCAACGACACTATTAATGAAAACATTGAGTTGAGAAAAGTCACTGTTGAAGTTGAGAAGGAAGAAGTCTTCGCTGAAGTTGCAGAAGGTCTCGCTCAAACCCAGATCGAGAAACTACGCACATTAGCTGAAGGTGTCGAATTTGATGATGTAGAAACATTCAGAAAGAAACTTGAAATCGTTAAGGAAAATTACTTCCCAGGCGACAAAAAAGTTTCACAGGTTGTTTCTGAAGAAGCTGAAGAGTTGAATGAAGATGTTCAGCGCCCAGCGGTGACAGGACCAATGTCTCGTTACGTTACAGCAATTTCTCGTACCGTCAAGAACTAATCTTTTATAAATAAAAATAAACCTTACCAATTAAGGAGAAACCATATGTATCTAGCTGAAGAACTTCAAAAGAAATGGGAGCCAATCCTTGAGCATGCAGATCTTGCACAAATCAAGGACCCACATCGTCGCGGCGTAACTGCTATCCTTCTAGAGAACACAGAACGTGCTCTACAAGAGGGTTCAGCATATTCCCCACAGCAACTAGTAGAAGGTTCAATACCTGCTAACGCTATTCAAGCTGCTGGTGGTTCGTCAAACATTGACACATTCGATCCAGTGTTGATTTCGTTGGTTCGTCGTTCAATGCCTAACCTTATTGCTTATGACATCTGCGGCGTTCAGCCAATGACAGGCCCAACAGGCTTGATTTTTGCAATGCGTTCACGTTACTCTAACAACAGCTCTACCGAGACCTTCTACAACGAAGTTAACACATCGTTCTCTTCAGTTGTTGGTGGTACAGATGTTATCGGTGACAAGCACGTTGGTACAGTTCCAGGTAACACCACAACTGGTAACACTACAGGTCAAGCCAACTTGGCTGAACTTGGTGTTTACAACTTTGGTGCTGGTATGTCAACAGCTCAAGCTGAAGCTTTGGGTACAACTAGCAACACAGCATTCCCACAAATGGGCTTCTCAATTGAGAAAGTGTCTGTAACAGCTAAGTCACGTGCTCTAAAGGCTGAGTACACAATGGAACTAGCACAAGACTTGAAAGCAATTCATGGTCTTGATGCTGAAACCGAGCTTTCAAACATTCTTTCTTCAGAAATCCTTGCTGAAATCAACCGTGAAGTTATTCGTACTATTCTTGTTACTGCCCAGAAGGGTGCTAACACTGGTACAACAACTGCTGGTCGTTTTGACTTGGACGTCGACTCAAACGGTCGTTGGTCTGTTGAGAAGTTCAAGGGCTTGATGTTCCAAGTTGAGCGTGAAGCTAACCAAATTGCCAAGTCTACACGTCGTGGTAAGGGTAACATGATCATCTGTTCGTCTGATGTTGCTTCTGCTCTTCAGATGGCTGGTGTTCTTGATTACACCCCAGCTCTTAACTCAAACAACTTGAACGTAGATGACACAGGCAATACATTTGCTGGTGTTCTAAACGGTCGTATGCGTGTTTACATTGATCCATATGCTGGTGGTAACTATATGGTTGTTGGTTACAAGGGTTCGTCAGCATTTGATGCTGGTCTATTCTACTGCCCATACGTTCCTCTACAAATGGTTCGTGCTGTTGACCAAGACAGCTTCCAGCCAAAGATTGGATTTAAAACTCGTTACGGTATGGTTGCTAACCCATTTGCTGAGGGTGCAACAGAAGGTCTTGGAGCTCTTACAAAAGACTCTAACGTCTACTACCGCAGAGTGTTGGTTGATAACATCCTA